ATGGATGGCATCTAAGGTGGTTCGCGCTTCAGGGTTGCTACGCTTTGAATTTTTCACCTTAAAAAATGCGCTATCACTCATGTCCGTTACACGGTATCAGAAGGGGGTTTTTAAACCCTCGTGGGGCGCTCCGCGCCTCCATACCCCCCTCCCAGTGGAGACGCAAGCGTCCCCACACCCCTCTCTTATGGAGAGGGCGTTTACTTACCCGATCTCTTATGGAGAGGGGTGTGGGGGCGCTTGCGCCTCCACATTGTAGAAGAGATATTCTACCGTCCATTGCTCTTCAGGCTCTGTCTCTTTCCATAATTGAATACGCTCATTCAAGAGTTGCATCCGATGATCGAACTCCTTTTGATCTACTGAAATGGTTCCTGCTTCCGTGAAGGAAAAGGGAGAGGGATGTCTCGTGTCTTCCGCCTTGTAGGAATCAGGATTGAATCGCAGAAACACCATTTTACGAAATCCAGTATCTTCATACAGATCGACCATCCGTTTCTCTTCACATTCATATTGACGATGTTGATTCTCATCCACTTCAATGATGATACAATGAGATCCTAGATCGATGAAAAGGTCGGGACGGCGTCGAGAGCACCCTCCTTCAATCTTCTTGTCACATATGATGGTGAGAGTGGATCCATGAACATCCTTGATCGCATCCACAATCACATGTTCTTTCAAGCGAAACCGTCGTGGAATGTCTTCGTCTGGATGAAGTACACAATAGCATCGAAAGCAGTAGGGTTTCCATTGGGATAGAGCTCCTCCCACATAGATCATGTGACAATGCTGGCAGGCTACCTCTGGTGTGCAAATGATACACGTGCTACGAAAGAGGTCGTGTTCGCAATACGAAGAACCGCCACAGGGTTTGCATTGGGAGCGTTGGCGACCATGCTCGCATAGGGAGGCTCCTCCACACTCACGACACCATGTTTTTCGTGTATTGTGCTCACATATCCCGGCTCCATGACATTCTCGGCAAGAATATCGGTAGCGCCCATGTTCGCAGATGGAACGCCCTCCACATTCTTTGCAGACACACCGTTGCCGTCCATGCTCACAAATCGCACTTCCTTTGCACTCCTTACAAGTGGCTTTGATCCGTTCATGTTCACAGATTCGGCTCCCTTTGCACGGAACACATTGTGAGCGAATCCGATCATGTTCGCAGACACCTGATCCTTTGCATTGGATACATGTCTCTTTTCGTTGTTGATGTTCACATACACCCTTGCCGCCGCATGGGATGCATCGGTAAGGATCCTTACCATGTTCACACTTCGCACGGATTCTCTTGGGTTTCTCTTTTGCGATGGCTGACATGATCGTTTGAAGTTTAGAAAGAGAGAGGACTATTCAATTTTAAGGAGGAGATGTCCGGCAGACGGGAGTTTTTAGAAAAAGTGTCTCTTACGGCGCAAGGCCTAAAAACCAAAAAAGTGCGATTGGCCAAAATTATTTTGTGTTCTGAGGGTATAGAAAATGACTGGAGGTGGTTTGATGCAGCTCGTCGCCTATGGCGCCCAAGATGTTTACCTGACTGGTAACCCGCAGATCACATTTTTCAAGGTGGTCTATCGCAGACACACTAACTTTGCCATGGAGTCCATCGAGAACCCGTTTAACGGCGCCCCGAACTTCGGCAAGAAGGTCACCTGCACCATCCAGCGCAACGGTGATCTTATCCACCGCATGTACCTCCAGGCCACCCTGCCGCAGGTCGCCCTCCAGTCATCGGACGGCTCAGGCGCCCAGTTCCGTTGGCTCAACTGGATCGGTCACAACCTCATCGACTACGTCGAGATTGAGATCGGTGGCCAGCGCATTGACAAGCACTACGGTGATTGGCTTCACATCTGGAACGAGCTCACCCAGGAGCCTGGCAAGCAGGCGGGCTATGCCAAGATGGTCGGCAACGTTCCCGAGCTCACGAACCTCCTCTACCAGGGCGGCTCGTCGTGCGACAACGATTGCTATGGCGGTGAGCCGCTCACCTCCGAGGTCATCACCTCGTGCGCCCCGATGTACACCCTCTACATCCCGCTGCAGTTCTGGTTCTGCCGCAACCCGGGTCTGGCTCTGCCGCTGATCGCCCTCCAGTATCACGAGGTGCGCATCAACCTCGAGTTCAACTCCCTGAACAACCTGTGCTGGGACTACTCGAACTCCTCGGACCCGCACTCGATCCGCAACCGTGTCGGCCAGTGCGGCCTCGCCGCCGCGTCGCTCTATGTCGACTACATCTACCTCGACACGGATGAGCGCCGCAAGTTCGCCCAGGTCTCGCACGAGTACCTGATTGATGTCCTCCAGTACACTGGTCAGGAGTCGATCACCTCGTCGGCCAACAAGCTGAAGCTCAACTTCAACCACCCGTGCAAGGAGCTCGTCTGGGTCGTCCAGCGCGACTCGTTCGTCTCGTGCGATGATGCCATCATCAACCAGTGGAAGGGCCAGCAGCCGTTCAACTACTCGGACTGGTGGGACCGCTCGGTGCTCGAGTCGGGCTACTCGGTCACTCGCGTCGAGGGCATGGCCGGCAAGAACCCGACCATCACCGCGCTCCTCCAGCTCAACGGTCACGACCGCTTCCAGGTTCGCGACGGCAACTACTTCAACTTGGTTCAGCCGTATCAGCACCACACCAACATCCCCGCGGTCGGCATCAACGTTTACTCGTTTGCCCTCCAGCCGGAGCAGCACCAGCCGAGCGGCACGTGCAACTTGTCGCGTATCGACAACACCACGCTGCTCCTGACCGTGTCCAACAACGCTGTTGGCACCAACCTGTCGTCGGCGGTCCGCGTGTATGCCACCAACTTCAACGTTCTTCGTGTTATGTCGGGCATTAACTTCGTATTGAACACCTATATGGCGATGGTGTTCTACGGATTTGCATTAGCAAATCACCTGTGCTCAAAAGCTAGCTGCCTTGCCAACACGCAAGGACAAACAGTTTGACTAGCTAGTGGTGTTGGAGCAATCCAACGCTGCGAGATGACCTGGTTGCGGGAAACCCCTTACAGCCTTCACTACGATCTTCTTGTGGAAACACATGAAGAAATCCAGGGTAATGACCTCGGACAACGTAAAAACGTGAAGGATTGGGCAATCCGCAGGCGAGTTCCTAACGCCGCTATGATAGGCAATGGAACCGTTTCAGAGACTGCAAAGGCATCGGTAATCAATGAGGGTCTAATCAACCTGAGATTGCCTAAGGTACAGTCCGTCCTCTAGGGAAACCTAGAAGGAAAACCACAGGGGTGGTTTGTCTTATTCAAATTAATTGAAAAACATACTGGCTGCCAAGAGTAAGTCAAAAAAAGACTTGCTAGTCCATCAACTATTGCGACATTGTCGCAAAGGGCAACATTATCAAATTGCGGGAAACTCTCGTGGCAACAGATCCGACTGTTGCTGTTTGTGTGGTGACACATTCAAGTTATAACTACCGCTCAGGAGCCGAAAGGTCTGTCCTGTAGCACCAAGAGGAAAGCTCGTGGGTAGGGTAAGAAGGTTATAAATAGAGACAATCCGCAGCCAAGTTCTAACCTGTCTGAATAAGACAGTATGAATGCAGTTCAGAGACTCAATGGTAATGGGCTTAGGTTTCAGAAATGATACCAACGGCTTAAGATAGAGTCCGTCCCCACAGAGATGTGGTCTTCAAGAGGAATGGTACATATTGGTTGTTATGTATATCAAGAGAGCTTGAGGGGTTATTAGTCTAATAGAGGCTAATAGCGGTAGGCATGCTCGCCTATTCCAACTAAACGAATACGTTTGGTTTATTATATTGCAAAAAATAAACATAACATATATTTTTTATCGTGTCAAAAAATTGATCAATAAAAAAGATATGGGGAGGGTAGAGTATACAATGTCCGGCCTTCCAGAAGGATTTCAGATTGGACAACGACATGAAGGGATTACCCAACGAATGGGAAAAAGTGCAGGAATAGAATCCAATTGGTATTATGATGCGATCGATTCTCGAAATGAGGAATGCATCATTATGTTTTGTCGACCTGAAGGCTATACCATTCTTGATAAAAACGTGATACCTAGAATTCGTGAAAACGAACAGCGACTTGTCACATGGTTTATCATGAAGAATGGATATGTGGCTGGTCATATTATGACAGATATGGGTCTTAAGAATGTCTATTTACATCAAATTCTGATGGAATATCGTGGTCATGGAAGAGGTGCTGATAACATTGATCATATCAATCGAAATAAATTAGATAATCGTATGGAAAATCTACGCATCTCGACACAATCAGAACAAACCGCGAATCGAGATAAAGTGTCACGACAGCGCACCGCAAAAGATTTGCCAGTAGAAATCCAAGGCACATTGCCAAAGTTCGTCGTCTATTATAAAGAACGCGTCACAGACCACTCTACACGAGAGTTCTTCACCGTGGAAGGGCATCCCTTACAGAAACAAAAGGAGAAACACATTGTTAATTCACAAACCAGTCAGCTTGCATCGCGTCGATGGGCCACAACCAAATCGAATAAAGTGTCGATTATTGATAAATTGGAGCAGGCAAAGGAGTATCTTACCTTTCTTGATGAATTGATCAGTTCATAAATAGTGTGGTATATTACATTACAATCTCGATACCGCAATCGCAGCATCTGCTGATGATCGGTTCATCATATCATTCTATGGATACTTGAACTATCCCAAAGAAAACAATGGCATTCTTTGCTTTCTCGGATGAGAAAGACTACCGCGATCGCGGTATAGAAATGATGAAGGAGTTGCGTTGGATGATTTCACTGCAAACAACACACTTTGCTTTATTTTTTGAAAAGCAAAAGCGTTGTCGTATCCAGAAAGCGAAAGCGAGAGTATAAAGACATGACACCATCTATCTCTAGGAACACAATGACAGAGTTGAATATTGTAGAGCTTATTGAAAATCAGCCGATCGGTAGGCTTACAGATACCTATAACGTGAAGTTATTGGATAAAATCAAGGAAAAATTTTCGGATGAGGAGCAGCAACTATTCATTGCCAGCTTCTACTGCTATTTGAACTATGATACAGAAAAAGAGTTTGTAGTGGATATGGATGACGTGTGGAGATGGCTGGGATTTAGTAAGAAATACAATGCAAATGTCGTGCTACATAAGCATTTTATAGAGAATGTTGATTATATTTATCTCGCGTCCGAAGATACAGCATCGAGATCGGATGATGAAAAATGGGGTGGCCAGAATATCAAAAAGATTATGATGACTATCATGTGCTTCAAGTCTCTCTGTCTTAAAGCTCAAACCACAAAGGCATATGACATTCACAAATACTATCTGAAGATGGAGAAACTACTCAATGAAGTGATTGGAGAAGAAAGCATGGAGTTCAAACAGATCATCGAAGAGCAGAAACGCCTACTAGACCAGAAAGAGGAGGCACTCGTTCAGAAAGACGAAGCACTCACCAAGGCGCCCGAACTAGAACGCCACAAGCTTCTCTTGCGCAAATATGGACAAATCACAGGATCACTTGTCTACATTGTGCGAATCAAAGAGGGCGACAATGGAACCTACATTATCAAAATCGGCGAATCACGAAAGGGAATCAAGAATCGTCTGACAGAGTTCAAGCAAAAATATGGAAATCAGGTTCTTATTTTGGATTGCTTTCCCGTTCAT